AATTTGTACCCGCTGATGATTTAATTGTCCCGTACACGGCTACCTCATTAGCCGATGCGGAGGCAGTTATGCATGTCATTAAAATGTCTGAAAATGATTTAAGAAAAAATCAAGTGAATGGCTTTTACAGAGATGTTGAATTAAAGCCGGGATATGATCAAGAAACCGAAGTGGAGAAAAAAGAGAGACAACTGGAAGGAATTAAAAAAACAAGAGATGAGGATATGTTCACGCTCATCGAATGTCATGTTAATTTAGATCTCGAAGGTTTTGAAGATGTAGGTCCTGATGGAGAACCTACAGGAATTAAACTTCCATACATCGTAACGATTGAAAGTAATTCTAGAAATGTTTTGTCTATTAGAAGAAACTATCAACAAAATGATCCATTAAAAAACAAAATACAATATTTCGTTCATTTTAAATTTTTACCAGGTCTAGGTTTTTATGGCTTTGGGTTAATTCATATGATCGGCGGACTCAGTCGTACTGCAACTACGGCTTTGCGTCAGTTATTAGATGCAGGAACACTAAGTAATTTACCTGCAGGATTTAAACAACGAGGAATACGTGTAAGAGACGAAGCACAGGCAATACAGCCCGGAGAATTTAGAGATGTCGATGCACCTGGTGGAAACATCAGGGATGCTTTTATGACTCTACCTTTTAAAGAACCGTCACAAACATTACTACAGTTAATGGGTATTGTTGTGTCGGCCGGACAGAGATTTGCCGCCATCGCTGACATGCAGGTCGGTGACGGCAACCAACAGGCCGCTGTTGGGACGACTATTGCCCTCTTAGAACGTGGTTCAAGGGTCATGTCAGCGATTCACAAACGATTATTTGTGGGGCTTAAACAAGAGTTTCAATTGTTAGCTGGCGTATTTAAAACTTACTTACCTCCAGAATATCCTTATGATGTTGTTGGAGCTCAAAGAAATATTAAGGTCGCAGACTTTGATGATCGAATAGATATTGTTCCGATAGCGGATCCTAATATTTTTTCTCAATCTCAAAGAATATCTATGGCCCAAACTCAATTACAATTAGCAATGGCTAATCCACAACTCCATAATTTATACGAAGCGTTTCGTACTATGTACCAAGCGATTGGAGTTAAGGATATTGATAAAATTTTACCCCCACCGCCTCAACCGAGTCCACTCGATCCAGCGGTAGAAAATATTATGGCTTTATCCTCAAAACCTTTCCAAGCTTTTAAAGGTCAAGATCACCAAGCTCACATTACTTCACACCTATCATTCATGTCTTCGAATTTAGCAAGAAACAATCCAATGATTTTAGGAGCTTTAGAGAAAAACTGTTTTGAACACATCTCGATGATGGCTCAAGAACAAATTGAAGTAGAATTTAGGGAAGAGATGATGCAACTACAGCAAATGCAACAAATGGCACAGCAAAATCCCGCTATGCAGCAGAATCCTCAATTCCAACAACAGATTATGCAAATCTCTATGCAAGTAGAATCTAGAAAAGCAAAACTTATTTCTGAAATGATGATAGAGTTCAAAGATGAAGAATTAAAAATTATGGGTCAGTTCGGTAATGATCCAATTGCTAAACTTAAAGCAAGAGAACTTGATTTAAGAGCAATGGATGATTCTGTTAAAAGAGAACAGGCTCAAGAGAAACTTAACATGGAGAGATCCAAACAACTCATGGGGCAACAGCAATTTGATGAAAAACTAGAACAAAATGAAGATTTAGCTGAATTAAGAGCTGATACTTCTATTGCTAAACAGCAAATGGCTAATGAGGTTAAGTTAAAGCAAGATTATATGAAACAAAGAGATGTTAAGATCTTGAAAGGCCCTAGAAGATAGGGTACAAACTCATAAGGAGAAAAACATGGGAAAAACAGAAGTAGGATATCCAGAAGGTGGAAAAAAATACGAAGGTTCTGAAAAGAATTTTGGTAAAGATCCTCGTTCGGAAATCGTAACTAACCAAGACAAAGGCAACAATCAGATTGACAAAGGAACTAAGGTTGAGGTTCAAGGTCAACAAGGAATGTTAGCTTCTAAAAAAAGAAAAGCTACTTGGTACTAATATGGCTTGGTTTGGTCTAGCAAAAATAGCCCTACAAGCTGGCGGAAAAATTTATGCAAACCGCCAACGTACGAAGATGGCTATGTCTGATGCACAATTGATGCATGCAGAGCGTATGGCCCGAGGTGAAGAAAAATACCAGGGCAAGCTTTTAGAAGCCCGGCAAAACGACTACAAGGACGAAATCGTCCTTGGGATACTTACACTCCCCATAGTAGTGCTCGCTTGGTCGGTGTGGACAGAGGATCCGGCGGCTTTAGAGAAGGTTAACGTCTTTTTTGAGTATTTCTCAAATCTGCCAAAATGGTTCACTAATTTGTGGATTTTGGTCGTAGCTAGCGTATTTGGAATAAAAGGAACGCAAATATTCCGCAATGGTGGTAAGAAATAGACTTGCGTTTGATAAACAATTATAATAGGAATTAAGATTATGGCTAAGAAAAAATCAAAACTTAAAAAAGCGTTACTAGCTGGTGCTGCTCTTGCGGGCGGACTAGCTTTAGCAAAACGTAGACGACATCTCGGAGTCGTGAATGATGATAATGCTGGGATACATGTAAGACATAATGCGATGAAAGATTTTGGTCCTTATACTCATGCCTTTGCAGACCACAGTGTACCAAGATATGATGATCATGGACCTTTATTTAAAAAAGGTGGTCGAGTTACTGGAATCGCAAAACGTGGTTTTGGTAGAGCATTAATGAAGGGGAAAAAATAATGAGACAAAACGGTGTTAGAAGTAATGTTAGATTTCCATACGGAAGTGGTATGAAAAAAGGTGGCAAAGTAAAAAAACAAGGCTACAAAGATAGAGAAGACGAATCTATCAGCGCTAGACGTGGAAAAGAATCTACAAAAAAACAATCTTTTAAAGCTAGAAGAGATGAGTCCTACGGAAAATGGGGCAAGCGTAAAAGAGGAAAAATAAATAGATAATCACATGGGCGATATTTCTATAAAAGGTCATGGTATTGAAAGACGTAATACTAGACGTGAGAATCGTTTAGAAGAACTTGGTCGTGTGGATGCTGAGAAAGGCTACACAAGAAAAGGTAAAAGAAATTTAAAAGAAGAGAAAAAAAGAATCGTTCGTGAGCTACATGCTGACGGAGGTCGTGTTGGAGCTAAAGATGGCAAGTGGATTCAGAAAGTTAACAAATCCATTGAGAAAAGAGGAACTAAAGGTAAATGTACTCCGATAACAAAACCAGGATGTACAGGAAGAGCTAAAGCCTTAGCAAAAACATTTAAGAAAATGGCGAGAGAAAGAAAATCAGCTTAATGAGATCAGTCTTAATAGACGCCTTACAGAAACAATATGAAGCAGAGATCGCAGCAGCCGATGTTACGATTAAACTCATTTTGGAAAATGCGGTAGGGGTAAGTGAACATTTGAATCATCAGAAAGAACTAGACTGTCAATTACATAAAATTGCAGCTGCTGAAGAAAAAATACAAGTATTAAAAGATTATGAGATTCCTAAAGGAGAATAATGCCATTTAAATCAGAGAAACAACGTAGATATCTTTGGAAGAACGAACCAAAAATTGCAAGGGAATGGACCAAAACTTATGGTAGTAAGCCAGTAGGTAAAAAGAAGAAGAAGAAAAAAAAGAAAAAATAATGGAAGACTTAGTACTTATAGATAAAATTAAGAGAATCATTAAGATGAGACATGGTGATATTGTGACTTCCATGGTGTCTGGAGCTATTGACAATATGGAGAAATATCAATATATGTTGGGTCAGATACGAACGTATCAATATATAGATCAGGAAATATCCAACCTGCTACAAAAAAAGGAGCAAAAAAATGACGGAACAGTTATCAGTATCAAACCAAGCGGAGGTTCCAAAACATAAGGAAGCCCTCCAGGAAAAATACGATCAAGAACCTAAAAAACCTGAAAAAGATTTAACATCCGAACACGCTAAATTACCCAAACCAACGGGTTGGAGAATTTTAGTCTTACCTTTTAGAATGAAAGAGAAGACTAAAGGAGGAATTATTATAACTGATGATGTTGTAGAACGAGCCCAGGTGGCATCGACTTGTGGATTGGTTCTAGCATTAGGACCGGATTGTTATAAAGATAAAAAAAGATATCCAGAAGGACCTTGGTGTAAAAAAGGAAGCTGGGTAGTCTTTGCTAGATACGCCGGATCTAGAATGAAAATAGATGGGGGTGAAGTTAGACTTCTCAATGATGATGAAGTTCTAGCGACCGTGGATAACCCTGAAGATATATTCCACGACATATAAACATAGGAGGACTATGCCAGAAGAAAAAAAAGAAGAGATAAGAAAAGAAGAACTAATTGATGTTGGTGATGCTGAGGAAAAAGCAACCGATATTGATTTAGAGAAAAAAGCAGAAGGAGGAACCGTTGAAAATGAAAAAAGTAATCAAGACGATAATAAGTCCGATGACGCACCTAAGAA